GGATGATTTCCTCCGGGTTCACGATTATTACGGTCCATCGTCGGGACCGTAATAATCGTGAACCCGGAGGAAATCATCCACGGAGAAGTCTTTTGCACCCGGAACAGTGACAATAGCTTTTGCACGAGGTACCCATAATTCATAAATTCGCACTTTGTCTTCTAATTCGCCACGTTCGGAATCAGTGAGAGCGGACGATGAAAGACGCTCGGCCCGGTCTCGGTTCGTACCGTCCATGTCATCAATTGACGGCAGCTTCTCGATGAGATCGTTGCGGTACAGACCAGAATCGAGGAGCATCTGGCGAGATACATCCATCCCGTCGCCGAGAAAAGTCGCCTCCTCCAATTTGTGACAATCCGGGTCCATGACGAAATTATCGAGATCGACATTCTCGGTGAAGATCGTGCCCGGATCGACCCGCACATCAGGCATCAACTCAATGGAGGAGCCCGAGTCACAAAGGCCGGTCTTCAAAATGCCGATCTGGAAAATTGCATCGATGATCCACTGCTTGTAGGTCTCTTTGGTACGCAGTTGCTTGTCCTGCTGCGTCAAGGCTAGACCGAGCATTTCAGCGTAGTTTCGCTGCATGGCAAATTTGGTCGTCACCTTATGGACCGGGAAGTTGAAAATGAGATTCGGGACGAGAACCCGAATTGCATTGAAAATCAGATTGAGCGGTTCCGTTCCGATCGCCCCTCGGTCAGCATCATAATACTGGCCGACGTACTGGCGGAGGAACATCAGACGAGCGGCACGAGCATTTTGGAGCCTCTTCGTGCCATTCTCGCGGGCCCGCATAAGAGCCTTGGGGCTAATTTCAGTCGGCATGAGACATACCTCTAAAGTCAAAATACTTCTTTTGTGCAGTACGTTTCTTGGCGTTCTTCCACTCTGTCATGCGGCCACCGATCGATTTATGCGGGGCAGCAGGGTCTTTGTGCTTCAGCTTCGGCGTATCCCCACAGCCCCAAAGTGCGAGAGCATCAGCAATCACCCGATCGCCGTGGGTCTTGCGGGCGGACGGCGATTCCTCCATAAGAGCCGCCGGTCCAACGTACCCATCAGGATGGCGGATATACGTCATTACCTCATCCATCGCTTCTTGGCTTGGATTGATAAATCCACCCTGAGCGAGAGCCCGGCGGTAGTGGCCAAGCATGACTTCCTTCTTATCGGCGGAAGAGTGCCAGCCGTAGCGGTTGCCCTGCTTTTCGTCGGTCGTGCCGGTAGCCCGATCCACATAGAAGATCGGATACTGAAACTTCTTCACGATTTCGCGGCCGAAATCCCAACCCGGGCCGTTAGCTTCCCAGATCAGAAGGGGTTTACCGCCATGAGATACGCCGCCGACCCAAATGGCCACGGCACAGGCAATACGGGCAAAATCATACGGGGGAGTATTAGCGTCTGCCCATTCCGCGACTTTCTCACCAGTTTCTTTACAGAAAATGGAAATAACTGAATTGCTCGCACCTTGCCCCTTGGAGATATCAATGCCAAGAATGTAAGTCTTCGTCTGGTCAAGGCGACCCCCAATCAGATGGACCCAAATACGGAGTGGCCCGCTGTTGCTAATCTGCAACCCGGAGCGTTCGGCACGCAGGCACATGCCCGGAATCGCATCCATCATAATCGACTTCTTGAAATCGATGGTACGGGAGCACACTTCTTTACGCCCAAACATCCGGCGGTGCTCTTCGGCGATGTGGCCCTCAAAGAATGTGTCGCCGGACCCGATGTGGTCCATGTCGATTTCTTGGGCCATTTCGAGGGGCGTGCGTTTCTGACATTCAAGATCATACCACGGCGAGCGAATTTTCCACTTGCCGGTCACTTCCTCCTGAACGATGTACCGGTTCGCACCTTTCTCGGGATGCTCATACCACGGGAGGGTAAAGACCTTGATCTGGCCGGACATACGCCACTTGGAGTATGTCGTACCCGGCCCCCACGGCGTAGAATTCGGAAGACGGCAGGGGGCTACGTCGGCCGTGGCGGACTTGATTTTCTCCGCATTCTCCATTTTCGCAAACTCATCGAGAAGGATAGCGTGACGCCGATCACCCGAACCGGCGGCTTTATTGGAGGATTCCCCATCGATGCGACTTCCGTTGTCGAGATTGACAATATGCATCCTTGTCCTATCGATAGATGGAAGCATCCATTCCGGAAGCCACTTATTGATATAGTCATGTTTCACAAACAGACAGCGGGGGTTGTTCGCCCCGTCTACGTCTGTCTCCACGCGAGACATTTCAAGGAACATCCGACCTTCGCGGAAGAGCCACTGGTGATGGAAGACCGCGATATGATCCCACGTAGACCCCATATCGCGGGTCTTATCCGTGAGCATATCATGCCCACCATCAATCGATTTCTCCAATTCCAGAATATGCTTGTCCTGAATATCCCAAGTCACGTACGGTTTGTGGGAATTCTGGGCCTGACGACGCCTACCTTGCCCATCGGTTTCTTGCACAACGAAGGTGAAAGCAAAAGCATTCACCCAAAATAGCACGGACTGCGAGCAGGCCGTGTATAGGTCCTTCTGCAATTCCTCATCTTCCTCGGCCTTGGCGAGCAATTCGGCCCGCCACTGTAGGTTCTTGGCGGGGTTTTTCGGCACGAACAGACCAGTGATGGGGCAACGCCAAAAATCCGGCACGTTCGGGAACGGTGCCGACAATTCAGGTTTGATAATGTAGGCATTATTGGCCATTAGAGAATAAGGACTAATCGACCTGTAGCCGCCCCAACCCCGGTCGCAACATTTCGTTGCACACGAATCTCATTGATTGTGTTGAAGCCGGTCCCTGATACAATGGCGGCCCCATTGAGGCGACTCGTATTACTGGCATACCCTCCCATCACACTTGAAGGGATAATGAGCATTGTATTCGCGGCCACATTCATCAAAGCACGTTCATCAGGGTTAGGTGTCGTATTGGCAAATTCAAGAATAACATCTGCTGTGGCGGTAAAAATCAGGTGGGAGAATGAAGCAAGGCCCCCTTGGGCCGCTGACCATACCACCAGATTCCCGTAGTTATCCGCGATTGGAAAATTTCCCGTGTCAAATACCTGCCCATTCACCGTTAGGGAAATCGGTTCCGTCTTGTCCCCTATCTTCCGTTCGGTCTCTCCGAGAATCGGTAAGGAAAGTTGGATAATTTCAGTAAGAGTCGCCATGATTTAGCTCTTCTTGGGTAGCTTCGGCGGAAGGGGCTTTGTAACAGCCGCCGTGCCGGGAGCCACAGTGATTGCGTTTATACGGCTACGAGCAAGGTCCGTCACACGCTCGGCCGCAGAAATCTTACCGGCCTCATCAGGTGCAGTCTGGGCGACCTTGCCTTCCAGCCGCTCATATACCAACTGAATGGCCCATGCTTCCGGGGGACATGAAACCTCGACCGCCTCGCCTTGGGGGTTTTTTCGAACATCAGAATACCCAAGAGCTTTCTTCCAAAGCAGTCGAGCGAGGGCTTGGGCCTTCGTCTCCATGTCTCCGGCTGGGGACAATCCTTCGGCTTCCATCGCTAGAAGCCTCAAATGGCGGGTTAGCTCTTTTCCTGAGTATTTAGGTAGTGCCATATCAACTCCGAACAATACGACCGATCCCGGTCATGTCGGTTTGAACGCTGCTCGTAGAGCTAAGCGTGGGGACCACACCCGGGTAACTGGCCTGTTCCTCCCACCTATAGACATGCGTGGCCTTATACCCGAGCGGTACGACGAAGAAACCGGCATGTGGTACGAGATTACCCCCACCAAGATCACTGAATAGAAAAGAGATGTGAGGACCGATCCCGGCCATCGAACCGTCAATCGTCAAAACAAATGACTCGATAATCAAACGCTCATAGGGCTGAAGCACCCGGGGGTTTCCATTCAGATCATAAATACCGATGGGGGCCGCACCGCCGGTAACAGAGGCATCAAGACGTACAGGTGAACCTGCCATAGTGTTACCCCTTCACGATAGCCGCTGTACCCGTAATAGAAACCGCCCCGGCACCGGTCGAGATCACCTGCGGAACACGACCCTTACCGGCAGCCGAACCGCCATCCGTACCGATCAGCGGGACATTGTTGAATCCCTCGCCAACCACGAGCAAACGCTCACCAGCATCGGGGGTTCCATTTGCATTCGCATCATCAAAAATCGTCACGGTTCCGACTCCGGAAGCCGCGTTGATATTGACCGTCTGAAGAATAAGCCGCTCATTCCCGTTCAGGGTGTGCAGGCTCCCGCCAGCATCACGAAGCGACAGACTCGCCGCCGTCGTGGCATTAGAGGAGCTAAACTCAATCTGAATAGGATCACCACTCGCACAAGCCATAAAAACCTCCTAGCCATTGACAATCACGCCATGACCGGCGATGTAAACTTGACCCGCCACAGCCGCCTTGACCTTGGGCACACGCCCGGGACCGGCAGCCTGTTGCAGCCCACACCCGTTCGCGGATGCGAGCCCAAGCACCGCCATGATCTCCCCGGCATCGATGTTGCCGTCTGTGTTCGCATCATCGAAAATCACGGCGTTGAGGACGGCGGCGGCGATCGAACCTGTAAATGACCGGAGAATAAACCGCTCGGTTGAAGCAAGTGTGCGAGCCGAACCGCCCTCGGACCGAATGGAAATTACCGCTGCCGTAGTGGCATCGGTGGACTTGAATTCAAACTGGACTGGTTCACCGTTTTCCATATATATTCCTTCACTTGATTCGAGGG